AGATGACTGACATTGAATCGTTTGCTTCGCTTCGCTATACCCTTATGGCAGCGGCAAACCCAATGGTCATGGCGTATACAAATGCTGGCGATTCCGCGTCCGTCGTACTGAACCAATTCCGCGATCGCGCGCTTGCAAGCATTGCAGGGGTTGAGGACGACATTGGTTATTTTGAATGGTCAGCACCAACCGACGAAATCAGCGTGGAAAACGCGCGGCACAGCAACCCGTCAATGGGAACGCTGATTCATGCCGACAACGTCAAAAGCGTTTTGAACGATCCCCCTGACGTTGTGATGACTGAAGTGTTGTGCCGCTGGGTTGTGGCAATTAACAGCGCGGTCGACGCAGCCTCATGGGGTAACTGCCTGGACAAAACCGCAGACCTTGACCTTGACAAACTGACGTGGCTTGCCATTGACCTTTCACCAGATCGCCGTCATGCCAGTCTTGTGGGCGCGCAGAAATTGGGCGACGAAAAGTTTGTGGTGAAACTGCTGCATACTTGGTCAAACGAATTGCAGTTAGATGACAAGGCAATTGCCAACGACCTTGCAGATTATGCCCGCAGGTATCCAACCGAATACGTGCTATACAGCCGCAAAACCAGTGGCGCGGTCGCGGCGCGATTAGCCCCAGCGGGAATCCCCGTTTTCGACATGGACAACGCTTACCCGCAGGCTTGTGACGAAATGCTAAGTGCGATCAACAGCGGTCGTTTAAAGCACAGGGGTCAAAGTCAATTATCTGAGGAAGTTTTAGCAGCAGTGCAATTGCGTCGTGGGGACGGCGGCTGGGTAATAGGACGAAGGGCGTCACAGTCCGTCGTTTGCGGGGCAGTGGCAGTCAGTCTCGCCACACACTTCGCGACACGCCCAGACAATGATCTTGACATCATGGTTGGTTGATCGTATAAGCCTGCAAGAATTCGGGCATGGGATTTACTGATCTATTCGCACGTAAGGCTGATACCGCCGTCACGGTTGAAGCCGCACAGGTGGACGCAGCTGCTATCGCGCCGTATTACAGTGAAGTAGGAAATCTATTTCTATTCGGCGGGATAGTAACTGCTTCACGCGCTGAAGCAATGTCAGTGCCAACCGTTGCACGTGCATTAGGAATTATCCAAACAATTGGATCACTACCAATGCACACACGCAATGAGGCAACAGGCGAAAAAGTCACGCAGCCCCGCGTTATCAACCAACCTGATCCACGTATCCCAGGTGCAACATTCTGGGGCTGGATCATTTCCGATTTATTCTTTCACCCTGCTGCTTATGCCTACGTTATGGAACGTTATGCAGATACGGGCAAGATTCGCGCAATGGAACGCATTGCGCCTGAACGCGTAACAATTACAACAAACGGCATGGGTTACGAAATTGCTTCATACGCAATCGACGGTGCTTATGTCGATCCCGCAAATTTGGTCGTATTCAATAACACGCAGGAAGGTTTGCTAAGTCGTGCAGGTCGCACGATTAAGGCAGCCGCGTCATTGGAACGTGCTGCAATGAATTTTGCAAATGAACCAATTCCACAAATGGTTTTGAAATCAAATGGCACATCACTGCCAGCAGATCGCGTTTCAAAATTGCTGACTGCGTGGAAAACCGCACGTGCTTCACGCAGCACAGCATTTTTGAACGCTGACGTAACACTAGAAACAATTGGTTACGATCCACGCAATTTGCAGTTAAATGAAGCAAGAAACTACGTATCGCTTGAATTGTCACGCGCGTGTGGTTTGCCTGCATACTTCACCGATTCACAACAAAGCAGTTTCACGTATTCCAACGCATTGGATAAACGTCGCGACCTTGTGGACTTCGCGTTTAGAAATTACATGTCAATTGTGGAACAAAGGTTAAGTTTTCCTGATTTCACCCCAGCAGGCAATCGGGTGTCTTTTGATTTAGACGATTTCCTACGCGGCAACCCATACGAACGCGCGCAGGTTTATGAAATTTTAAATCGTATTGGCGCAATGTCAATCGAAGAAATCCGCGAGGAGGAGGACATGCTGCTATGAAAAAAGTTATCACACCAATGAAAATCACGGCTGCTGATTCAAACAGTCGAACAATTTCCGGTCGCATTGTGACATTTGAGGAAACTGGAAACGCTTCAATAGGCAAAGTGCAATTTGCTGCTGGTTCAATTGAACCGACTGCCGTTTTGCTAAACCTTGAACATGATCGTACCCGCAGAATTGGAAAAACTTTAGACACTGCAATTTCAGCTGACAATTCAGGAATTGACGCGACTTTCAAAATTGCTGAGACAACTGCGGGAAATGACGCATTGGTTGAAGCCATGGAAGGTTTACGCGACGGTTTCAGCGTTGAGGTTTCGTTTGACGAATACGAAACATTAAAGGACGGGACAGTCAGAATTCTTGCAGGTGAATTGACTGCCGTTGCATTGACAAGCGAACCCGCAATTAGATCAGCCCGCGTCGAATCAGTCGCGGCAACTGAGGACGAACAGATTTCAGATTCGACAATCGAACCTGAAGCAACACCAACAGAAAAGGACGACGAAGTGGAACACACCGTTACACCAGCGGAAGCCGTCGAAACGGTCGAAGCCGCACAGTCAGTAACAGCAACATCAAACAAGGTGGGCGGCTGGAAAGCCACACCACGCATTGAAATTACTGCTGCAAAGTACTTAGAAAACAAAGTGCTAGCAGCAACAGGCGACGAATCAGCGCGCCAGTACGTTTTAGCAGCAGACAACACAACAGACAATGCTGGGCTTGTACCAACACGTCAATTGACAGAAGTTATCAACGGACTATCAACAACAATTCGCCCAAGCATTGACGCGATCAGTCGCGGCACATTGCCTGACGCTGGAATGACTTTTGAAATTCCAAAGATTACTGCTGCACCAACAGTGGCAATTGCTGCTGAGGACGCAATCTTTTCTAACACAGATCAAAACAGCGCGTTCTTGTCAGTGGACGTCAAAAAGTTCGCGGGTCAGCAGAAATTTAGCGTGGAATTACTTACACGCACGTCACCCCTGTTCTACGACGAACTACTTCGTAACATGGTCGCGGCTATGGCTAAAGCGCAAAATTCATACGTCAATGCACAGTTAATCGCTGGCGCAACAGTCGACGCAACAACAGTAGCAACATACCCAACAGCTGCTGAATTGCTTGGAATTATCGGTCGCGGTGCAGCAAGCGTTTATGGCGCAACTGCTGGGCTTGCAAATCCATTTGCGCGCAACTTGATCGCTTCAACTGGTCAATGGTCAAACTTGATGACATTGAACGACGCAGGTCGCCCAATTTATTCAGCAGTTTCACAACCAAGCAACCAGCCAGGTGTTGCAGTGCCAACTTCATTGACTGGAAACGTAGCGGGCTTGAACCTATACGTAGACCCAACAAACGGCGGCGACGGAGACGGAACATTGTTAGTCGTTAACCCTGACGCATACACATGGTACGAAGGTACTTCATACCAACTACGCGCTGAATCAACTGCTGACGGTTCAATAACTGTTGGTGTTTATTCATTCGGTGCAGTGGCAACAAAGATCGCCGCGGGTGCGTTCCAGAATAACAAGGCTTAATCGCCACAAACTAATCATGCGGCGGGTTCTCCCGATCTCGCCGCAGCAGATCGAAAGGAAACGCTGATGCCTAGTATTGTCACCGCAAGCCAATTGCGAACCGTGCTAGGCGTCAGCGTATCTTTATACAGCGATAGTTATTTGGACGAAATAATCAACACTAGCGAGGCTGTAATTTTGCCAATGCTGGTTGCAAATACTTCAGCAATTCAGTCTTACAAATTAGATTCAAACGTCGCGTATTTTTACACGCAAAGAAATCACCATTTTGTTGCAGGTCAAACCGTGATCGTGACCGGTCTGCCTGCACCTTTTACCGCAACACACACGGTCGTTTCAGTGACACCGTATTCATTCACCGCTGCATTGACTTCATCAAATGTCACATTGCGCGAGATCATTCCAATGGGTACAGCAACACTTCAGGGCTATTCAGCAGCTGATTTATACGCAACTAGCGCACCAATTGAATCGGCAGTCCTTGCAGTCAGCGTTGAAGTATTTCAGTCACGCGTTGCAGCAGGTGGCGAAATTCAAGGAATCGATTTTGTTTCGACCCCCTATCGTATGGGGCGCAGTTTAACAAATCGCGTGTCTACCCTGTTACAACCATTTTTAGACGTTGAAACGGTTGTGCAATAGTGCCAGCCAATTCAATCGCCGAAACACGTGCCGCATTAGCCAACGCGTTCAGCGCGTTATCTGCCACATGCTATTCAAGCGTTCCTGAATCGCCGATCCCGCCCGCAATTGTGATCGTGCCAGATTCGCCCTACATGGAGGTTGCGTTAATCGGCAAGGCTTCAACAAAGGTCAAATTAAATTTTGCAATCAGTGCAATTGTTGCGTCAAATAGCAACGCGGCGTCACTGGACAATCTGGAAAAACTGATAATCGGAATTCTTGCTGCAATGCCAGCGGGATACGTCGTGGGCGTTATTGAAAAGCCAACGGTGTTGGAAGTAGGTCAAAGTCCAATGCTGGTAGCCGACATAAACGTTTCGACTTACTACACACAAACAACCTAGGGGACAAAATGCCAACGACAATCATCACAGGTCGCGATTTAGTCGTGACCATTGCCAGCACAAATTATGACGCACAGGCGACCAGTGCGACACTAGCAAATTCACCAACCGTTGAGACTTATCAAACACTTGACGGCAAGGCTTACAAGCACATTGACGACCAGTGGACTTTCGACGTTTCAATGCTTGCAGACTGGGGCGCGTCAGGATCATTGTGCGAAGCACTATGGACAGCATGCGAAACAGCACCAAACACAACATTGGCAGTTTCATTGACTGCCGTGACTGGCGCAGTTTTTGCGTTCAATGTAATGCCAGTATTCCCAGCAGTCGGCGGGGCAGCACCTGACGCGCAGACCGTTGATCTATCATTTGTCGTAGTGGGAACACCTACTGAGACATTCAGCTAAGAAACAACAATCGGGAGACAAAAATGAAGTTACCAATAACAATTGAATACAACAATGGCGACCAGATCACCTACACGGCAGCACCGCCTGAATGGGTGAAGTGGGAAAAGCATTCGGGTTACACAATTTCACAGGCGCAGGAAAAGATCGGAATTTCTGATCTTGTATTTCTTGCTTATCACGCCATGAAACGGGAAGCCGCTGGGAAACCAGTCAAGCCAATCGAAGCATGGACAGAAACCATTTCTGAAGTGATAGTCGGTGAGGCAAACCCAAAAGTTATCCCGTCGGAAGCCTAAGTCGAATCGTTTGGGAGATAGCCCTGGCAACGGGGCTATCACCAAATGAATTTGATACCGCTGAGGACATTCTGACCGTTATCGAAATCTTGGAAAGGCGCGCAAATGGCAACTGAGGCAATCAGTTACGACAAGGCTGAATTACGCGCAATCCTTAAATCCTTTAAAGCAATGGACGAGGAAGCCACAAAACAAGCAAAGGAACAATCGTCTGAACTAGCCGAATACGTTCGCGGCAAAATCATTTCAGCAAGCGGTGGCGCGTCCAATCGGGTCGCAAGCAAAATTGCCCAGGGTTCAAAGGTATCTAAGTCATCAAAAATTGGTGAAATGTCATTTGGTTTTGCGTCGCAGAAATTAAGCGGCGGCGGTACAACCCAGCAATTGTGGGGCGGTTATGAATTCGGATCGAACAAATACAAGCAATTCCCAGTGTGGTCAGGGCGTGAAGGTCGCGGGTCACGGGGTTGGTTTATCTATCCAACACTTCGCAGCGTTCAGCCTGACATTGTAAAGAAATGGGAACAAGCA